ACCTGCGCCAGTTCAACGTTGTTAATGGCCTCCTGCGTAGCAAATGTCCACTTCTCCATTAAAGACATCTGATTGTAGATGGCTTGAGCTTGTGCCTCTGCTTGCCTTATTTGTGCCTGAAGCTCTGTCTGCTCTCTTTTGTCTGTTTCGCTTTGAATGAAAGCCGTCAGATCTTGTTGTAGCTTTTTCTTGTGGGCAGCAAGCCGCTCATCTGACATCATCCCCGCTTCATTGCTTTCTTCCAAGATCGCAAGTATTGCTTGCTGTTGGCGGGCGAACGATAAAACGGCTGGGCTAGTGGCGCTGTATAGTGTAGATAACTGCTTTTGCGTTTCCTCTGCAATTCTGGCCTTTTCTTCTTCGGCCCTTCTCCTCTGCTCCACTTCTTTGTCTATCAGAGCATCGATTCTTTGAAGATTATCGATTCTATCAAGCATTGCTTCTTTTCTAGCTTCTTGCTCTGCTCGGACGCCTTCAATCAACGTTCGGACTCTAGCTTCTTCATCTTGGATGTCAGCAACCGAGCGAATAGGATCGCCAGTGGCTAACTGAGCTTGAGCTTGCTGATAGTCCTGAAGCGCGTCAGTGGCTTGATATATTGCTCTTGAGCTGTCAGAAAAGATTTCTAGGAAATCTACTAGCTTATCTTGATCTGTAGCTGTTGATTGAACTCGCTGTAAGACTGAATTCAAATCCTCAAACGAATCCGGGGTTCTTTCCTCCCTAAATCGCTTAAAGGCGATCAATAGATCACTAGTATCCCTGTTAGTTAAGCCTATACTTTGACCAACGGCCCTTATTCTTTGGCTTAAAATAACAAAATCTGCATTGGAATCATTGACGCTTCTTGCAACGCCATCCAGTTTGTCGTTGTATCGCTCAAGAACAGTGACATCAAAATCAAGAACGTCATCGATATTTAGGGCAGATTCAATCTTGCCCATTTCTTGCTCGATTGCCCTGCGAGCTTTGGTCATGCTTACCGCTAATTCAATTTCCGCAAGGCTTTTTGATCGTTTAGCTAACTCAGCGAACTCTTCCCCTAATGCGAAAAGACCGCCCTTAGTCCTGTCTGATATCCTTGCTAATCGGTCTAAAGCATCGCCAAGGTTATCTACCTCTTCCTCAGTTTCTTCGATGCCGGGAATCAATACGCTGGCGAACAGAGCGCCAAACGCAATCAATGCACCCGTTACCGCACCGGCTGGGCCAAAAATAGATAGGATCTGCGGACCCTGTTGTGAGAGTATACGTAGGCCATCAGTACCCATTTGGGCTTGAACTGCCACGTCTTGTAGCTGAAATGATAGCTGCTGGGTAGCGCCCCGCATTGCGCGGAACCCGCCCCTAGCAGATTTGTGAACTTGCTCCGCTTGACTTACTGCTGCCGTCGTTTTTCGTTGTTGGGCGGCATACTGCTTTTGTGCTTGGGTGTTGCTTTGAGTTTCTTGTTTGTATTTCTTAACAGCTTTTTCAGCAGCACCAGCTTTGACGCCTAGCTTACCAAGCGACTCTTGAGCTTCTTTTACACCCTGCTGTGTTACCTCTATCCCAAGGGACGCTATTGTATCAGCCATTTTGAGCCTCTTTGCGATAGGCACTATCTAGCGCCATTATCGCATCTATTTCGAAACCCGCCAGCCTACCGTTGATATCCATAAAGGATTGAACCTCGGTGTAGCTGATAGGCCCATCTGATGCGTTGCGTAGCCTTACGAAAGCGGTCCAAATGTAAGTAAGCTCATCTCTGAGTGATGGCGCGTTTTCAAGCTCTTTTGGCTTCCTACCTAGTGATTTCTCCACTTGTTGTAGGTTTTCTAAGCGACTAGCCTTTGCGTCTTTGTCGTAACCTGCGGCCCAAAACTGCCATTTACCGTAGGTTATTAACTCATCGACTAGCCCTTGGTAAAATTTTGGCGCTCACTTATAAACGTCATCACCTGATTGGCAATATCAGGCGACTTTTCGTAAATGGTCAAGGCTAACTCTGAGCTAAACTCAACGGGGGTTTTGCCGTCATCTTCGACTAACCCCCGCCAGCCTATTGTTGACTTAGCCAGTACATCGACCATTGATGCTTGATCATCTTTCAGTTGCTTTCTGTTTAGCTCTAATATCGCATCCCTAAACACTTTGGAGTCTGGTCCCCTGACCTTGATAAATACATCGCTCTTTTTGCCCGTAACCGGGTTCACAATGTTTATCTCCGCTCCGTCCTCATGTATATCTGCGGTATATAACTCGCTTAGTTTCATGCCCTTCCTCTAGGGGACCATCCCCAAATTATGCAGGCGCTCTCGTAATCTTCAGATTAGTAGTCGCCGATGTGTCGTACAGCGCGATAAAGTCCAGAGAAACCGTAACAGCACCGGGGCCGCCGACTTCTGGATTACCGCTGTTGTACTGCACTTCATCCATTTCAAACGTGTAGTCATTCCCTGCTGCGTCTGTCAATGTGAAAGAGATAGTCGAAGCAGTCTCGTCTTGGAACTTGTCAACCAATGACATGCTGTCAAGATACGCCGTAATGCTTCCAGTAACTCGGAACTGACCCAAAGGCGGCTCTTTAGTCGTAGCATCGCCTACGGCATAGGTCGCTTCCATACCGTTCTCAATGCTCAACTCTAACGCTGTGATAGTGCCGATAGAGCTTCCACCTTCGTTGATTGAGCCAGTGAACGAATCAAATGGCTTGGTGTTAGACTCATCGCCATAAGTTGCGCCAGAGATACCAGATGCAGCCGTGTCACCGTCTTTACCGATCACTCCGAAGCTACCAGTAACCAAAGAGTTAGGCGCGAGGGAAAGGCTCATCGTGTTGAAGTGGCATCCAGTCAAACGGATATACTTGTCAATGTCTTCAAAATGACGCTCAATCGTGAATGATCGGCGGGTGTTGGCAGGAACCAGAACGTCACTGGTCCATGTTCCGCAGAATACCGCCTCAATAAGCGCGTCTAAGCCGCCATAAGACAGCTCAAAGTTGATGTCACCGCCGACTGACTTAGTGCCATGCCGAAAAAACTGAACCTGACGGTCTTCTCGTAGCTCTTCACTCTCAAGAGCTTCCTTTGACAGACCTACCGTGGTTCCAGTGTGTCTAATTTTAGTAAATGCGGGCGTTGTTGGAGTCGTTCCGTAAGTTGACTCAACTATAAACGACAAATCGTGCCGCGCTCCAGTTGCTATTGTCATAACGTTTACCTCGGGGCCGTATGAGCCGTGTAGTTAATTGATAAAGAGATCACAAACCTGTCACCGTTCACGATTCCCTGATTACGCGAAACATTCCCTAGTCGCACATAGACCCCATTGTATAACAGGTCAGTGCCTCTCTTGAAATGATCCGCTACAGCGTCAGCTTTCACCTCTGCTGCGCCCCTTCCATCACCCGCCATGGCGAAGATATCTATCTGATAGACGCCCGCGTGTTCATCTAAACCCGTCGTCCCCATGCCGATCTGTTCAGTATCAGCCGGTAAAACTGACGGGCGTAAATACAAAGTCCCGTTCGCTGGGGTGAATTGCGTGTTCTGCCACGCCACTGGATCACCGCCAGAAAACGAATTAAGCCTAGAGTCAAGAGCCGCGCTTACATCTGCGAATACGGTACTCATTTAATCCCCTTGGCTTCTCTGACTTTCTTCCGTATCGCTGCTAAAAACTCAACAAGCGTTACCCTAACCATGCCCTTCGGTGCTTGCTTCGAATAACCGTTTATGGTCTTAGCCGTTTCGCCGCCACCCTTCGATGGATACAAACCATATTCAACGATTGGCGCATATACTAGGTTGTTGCTAAGAATGAAAGCATCACCCCTAGCCTTGGCAAATTTATTCTGTATGAGCTTGATGGTTTCTTGACCATCCTTATCGAGCTTTCTTGTCTTGCTCTTGTTGGGCTTGTTCACGCTAGGACGCCAGTTAGCTCGCAATGCTCCAGTATCAACCGGGGTGCGAATTACAACCTTTGAAAACAAGTCAATGGCAACCCCTCGCTGAACGTATAAGGCCCGCTTATCAATGAGTTGCGCGAATTCGCTAACGTCTAAGCTGAAGCTCATAGTAAATATCCGTTCCGTCTGGCGATAACGCCGTAACACTCATGACCCGATAGGTCACGCTGTCAAACGCACAGGAATCGTCAACCAGTGGTGTACCGTTTTCCGTATTCATGACCAGCCGCAGATCATCTTGCAGCACCGTCACGCCGTCTATCTCGGCCCTTGTGTAGTTGAATCGAGCGGCCTTGTTGGTGAACGATGAAGAACTCCCACCGCTATACGACCCTGTAGCCGGGTTATAGCTAGAACCCGTGGTCCTGCTAACCGTGGCATCCGCGCCGTAGTTGGTCAGAATGTTGGTCGCAGTTGTCGCAAGCCCAGCATAGCTAACCATTATGACCTCGATACCTCATACAAAGGCTTGATAATCTTTCTCAATGCAATACCTACCGCCGGGGTAGACCGCCTCATGCTGGCCGAATCCTTGTAGGTAATCTCAATCTCGCCAATCTTTTCCTTGGTCGTATGACGCTCTAGCGGCTTCATGTATGAGTCGCTGTCTGATTCCGTCTTAACCAGCTCGTAAATTGCCTTCTTTACCTCGCTGGGGATCTCGTCTGAGTCCACCGAGTAGGTATCAATCACCACTTCGGTTCTAGGCCATTGCAGTGCTTGGGTATCCGTAGCCTTTCGGCCCATGAAATTCAGGTTCTCGAAGTAATCCATAGCCCGGAGAATGTATTTCTCTATCTGGGAATTGCTGTGGCTATGGGTAATCCCTCGGGCGGTAGCCCAAGTATCCCATTCCGTAGCGGTTACATACGAGTTAGCACCCGAAACCTCGGAGCCATCTTCAATCACTAAAGCCATAAACCCTCCAAAGGCAAAGGGGAGCCGAAGCTCCCCGATGTTTTTAGCCTAACAGAGTAGCAATGAAGTCGGGCTTCCAAGCCTTGACACCCCAAGCAGCCGCTACTTCGATCATAGTCTTGCGATATCCGCGATAAACGCGAACCTCGAAAACCATTCCAGAAGCAGGGTCTTGTACAGTCAAAGCATCATCAGCCGCATCGCCACCTTCCGGTACGGCAGGAGCGCGAATAGCAAGCTCCATAGCGCGTCGGTGCATAGCAATGTTAGCTGTGTAGCTGTTGCCCACAGTGATTGCATCATTGTCTGTTTCCGCTGCTCGCAAACCGGGAGACCCGATAGCCAAGCTGCCGCCTGACAATGC